GGGAAGAATGAAAGAAATATACATGCGTGTCATGCATGAGAATGATGGTCAGGTTCCAGAAGAAATGACCATTTCAGATATGGCTCGTATGAAAGAATTAGAAATCTATAATTGGGAAGAGTATGAAAGAGAACAAGAGAAAATTAGACTTTTCAGAGTTAAACAAGAAAATCCAAGAGAGATTACAAAGGCTGCACAAGTCAGAGAATATTGGGAAGAGGAACTCAGGAAAGGTAAAATCAGAAAGATTACAAAAGATAAATAATGAAGAAGGAGATTAGTCACTTTATTAAGTACACCTTGGTATGGATAAGCCAAAATTTATCCATACCTTTTTGGATGGTAGGTCATGTTCATCTTAGTATAAATGTTTATGAAGATCTACATGAGATACTTATGTCCATGGGTATGAATGTAATTGTGGCAATTGGATTTATTATTGACTATAAAGAAACAAGAAAGAATGAAAAATAAAGCAGGGATAGTTATACTAACATTTCTACCAATTTTACTTTTTGTAATAGCAATTTTTGGAGAAATTAGATGTATTTACAAAATGTGTACATGTAATTGGGAACCTATTGGTAAAGCTGAGATAGTTTATACTGTAGGTACATTTACAGGTGCAGGTGTTGTTATTGGATACCTTAATATTGAGGATAAATAGTCAAGTTTTCTGATCCAAAAACTTGACAAAAATGTGATTTTTAGCATACTTAACCGGTTAAGATCCGATTATATAGGTTAAAACTATCATAAATTGTGATTTTTTCACAAAAAGATGGATTAAGACATCATTAGAAAGGATAAGGGGTAAAAATTGCCACATATGTTGAACATAAATGTAAACCTATAAGCTTACAAAACAGTTGAAAATTTAAACTTGTAGGCTTAAATAACAAGAACAATGAGTGAAGAACAAGAAACAGGATGGGTAAGTGCTCTTATTAAGTGTGACTTATGTGGTCATGAGTCATTATCAGTACATCATGAGTCATGTGATAAGCTTGAGTGTGCTAATTGTGGACGTATGTCTCACTATGAAGTTTTAGAATATTATACAAATGAAGAACTATGAAACTAAACAAAGAAGACCGTAGAGAAGAGATGAATGCTTATGGAGCTATAATTCTAGCAGGGGCATTATCATTAGTATTTATTTGTGTACTATTGTGTACACTTTTTAATTTATTTTAATGAAGTATTTAATTATAATAGCTTTAATTAGTTATATAGGATTTATGTTAAAACTTCCTAGTATTTTTATTGGATTAGATAAGGAATTGCATTTTGCATTTTACTTTTTTGCATCATTATTCTTATCAGTTGTTTTATACAAAAAAAGTTTTTTTACCTATATAATAGCTATTGTAGTTCTATTTATGTTTAGTGTATTTATTGAAACTACACAGGAAATATCTAATACTATTATTGGTAGAAAAATACACGGGAACTTTGATAGAGAAGATCTAAAGTATAATTTCTTTGGAATTGTCAGTTATATGTTCTTCTGGCTACATTATAAATTTCTTAATAAAATTGGAACATGGAAAATTATCCAAAATGGGTAAACAATCTTGTTTACTTTTTAGCAGGTATTGGCTTCGGTCAGTTTTTATTTAACTTTATACTCTAAGTTATGCCGGATCTGTCAATGTGTGAGGGAACTAATTGTCCCCTAAAAGAAACTTGTTATAGACATACGGCTATAGCAAATGAGTTTAGACAGTCATATTTTTTTGATGTACCTTTTGATGAGGAAAAAGAAAAATGTGATTATTATTGGCCAACTGAAATATTAGAAAATGGGAAAGATAATTCTTGAGTTTGACTCTATTGAAGAAAAAGAAGATGCAAGAGATGCATTAGATGGTCCTAGATGGAAACTAGTTGTTTGGGATCTTGACCAGAAACTACGTGAGATAACCAAATATGGTTATGTTGACAAGAAAGAAGCTACTGATCAAGAAAGAGATTTAGCTAATAGACTTAGAAAGGAATTGAGAGGAATATTAGAAGACTATAATTTAAATCTAGAATAGTATGAGTGTAAACAAGAAAGACTACAAAGTAGTAGAAGTACAGGATGGTTATACAACCAAATATGCTGTAAAGAAGAGAATCTTCTGGTTGTTCTGGAAGACCATTAAAAACAATGCAGGATTTGATATTGAGTATACCTCAAAAAGAGCTGCACAATCTTACATTAACTTTCTAAAGTGATAATTTCTACATGTGTTAGGAAAGTACAGCAGATTAAGAGATTATGAGTGTTGTAGAAAAAGTCACTAGAAAGAGTATGATTATTAGGCCTTCAGGTCGCAGTACTGATTATATCAGCCCTAGCTTTGGTTGGGGCTGCTTATATGACTGTTCATATTGTTACCTTAAGAGGCATAAGCCGGAAGGATTATCTGTAGCTACAAATACTATGGACATCCTGACAGAAATTAATTCCCACGCATGGTTTGCTGATACAAGTAATAAACCAAATCAGACTGGGGATTATATCACATATGATATCAGTTGTAATGAGGACTTTGCTCTACATGCTAAATATCATGACTGGAAAACTATCTTTAAGTTCTTTAGAGATCACCCACTTGCTATGGGTTCATTTGCTACTAAGTATGTAAATAAAGAGTTACTAGATTTTAATCCTGAACGTAAAGTTAGAATTAGGTTTAGTTTAATGCCTTTTGAGTTACATCAACATCTTGAACCTAATACAAGTACTATTCATGAAAGATTCTTGGCTATACCAATGTTTTTAAATGCTGGATATGATGTTCACTTAAACTTCAGTCCTGTTATTGTACATGACAACTGGTTACAGCATTATGAAGCTTTATTTAAAAGTATTGCTTTTATGGCAAAAAGTCATGGTTGGGATCTTACAAGAGTTAAAGCTGAGGTAATCTTTTTAACTCATAATGAAGAAAAGCATTGGTATAACGTAGCAAATAAATTACCCGGTGAAGAATTTTTGTATGTACCGAAAATACAGGAGTCTAAGACTTCCCAGTACGGAGGAAATAATCTTAGGTACGAACATAGGAGGAAGTCTGACTACATTAAACAGTTTACATCACTACATGATGAAATCATTCCTTGGAATACCATCAGATACATCTTTTAAAATGGAAAAGAAAATAATGGATGAAATGCTGGCACTGTCAGCACAGATTGCAAAAGAGCATTATGAATTAACAGATAATGTAGATAGAAACTTAAACTATCTATGGTATATGTACCATAAGGGTAGTAAAGTTGGGACATTCCGTCCTTTTGTATATATGGCAGAGTTACAACTGCTGAAGAGAATGGGCTACATTAATGATGCTGAGATAAAGAACATGATTGCAATGTTAGAATCTTCAGATGAAGAGAACTTACATATGGTTACTCTATCAATTAAAAGCTTCAGAAATTTAAGAATTCTAGAACATGGTGAGTATAGTAAAGTGAATAAAACTTATGCAAAGATTGCCAAAGACTATCCACATGAGATCCTTAACCATGAAGTATTTATGAAAACAATGTCACCAGCTAATGGCTAATCTAGTTAAAGAACATATTATTGCTGAAATGAAAGCAACTAATAAGAATATTAAAGACATGATTCCAAAGGCTGTAGCAGATTATGTAAGAGCTAAATATAAGTGTTCTACATATATTGCTAGGACAATTGCTAAAGAATTAACACAATGACAGAACAACAATTAATAGACCTTGGATTTAACAAGGTAGAAGTCAAGGACTCAGAAAGTCAGAATGGTTATGATTATTTTTTCTATACATTAGATGTCTTTAATAACTTGACTCTTATGTCAGTAGACAGTGATCAAGTAAAAGATGGAAATTGGTATGTATATAATATGGATTGGCCTAATCAATTTAAGCTTCAGACAAAGGAGGAAGTTGATCAGTTCCTTCAAGTTGTAAATCACTCTTTTTCATAAGCTTTGCTTTTTCAGAAAGCACTGTAGATAGAATTAGTGTAGATGCTGATTCCCAAGCATCATCAATTTCTTGAGATAGAACGTCAAAAGGCATAGTAGTCTTTAGTATTTCTCCTGTACGGAGATGTATTTTACTACCAGCATCTGGATTTCTTGGATTAACAAAAGATATTCTTGTTATGTGAGTAACATTAAGATGCTCAATGTATGGGCCATCTTCATCTTTAAATTCAATTGGTAGAAACATCAGACTATTTGGTTACCTTCTATTTTGTAATTGTTAACTTGTACTAAGTTACCATTTCTTTTTAGAATAGCAAACCCATGGTTCCATTCATTTATTTCTAAATATTCTGGAGTAAGTTCACATAAACAACCAAGGCTATATCCACGGATAGTTGTAGAGTCTTCAGGACCATACACTCTTTGTGAACTAGAACTAGTTTTGTGAAAGTGATTTATAAGACAATTAGTTTTTAATCTCATTAGAGCAGTACGGGCTGGTACTACACCACCTGCACCTGGTATTTTGTCTCCATGTTCTATAAGGAAGTCACCAAAAACAACTTTAGATCTAAATGGAATATATTGTACACCATATTCAGCTACATGTAGAAGTACATCTAGTCTGAATTCATCCATGTCTAATAGTTCTGATGCCTTAACTCTAAGGTATCTTTCAAATCTATTTTCATGGTTACCTGGGATAAAGTAAATAGGAATACCAGGGAATCTAGATCTGCAGTAATCTAAGAATTGTCTACCTGCTTCTATTTCTTGTTTAAAGTGAACCATTCTTGGGTCTTTTTCATGGAAAGAAAGTTGGTAAAAATCTAACATGTCACCGTTGATAAGTAAAGACTCTATGTTTTGCTTTTCCATCTCATCAAATGCTGCTTCTATAGCATCATTATCTTGATATGGTATATGAAGGTCACCAATAACTCCTACTGAGTTGCAACCTGATGGGAATATAAAAGTATCACGCTTAGTTGCATAAGACTCTGGTAGAAATTTTTCTTTCATGTTTATTTCAACTTTAAGTTCTTTTTGAAATTGTTTATTATGTAAGCTTTTTCTATGTGCTTTGCCGTATTGACCTCTATAGTATCTTACTTTACCATAGACAGATTCAAGTGAATTAAGAACAGGATTTTCAGAATATATTTTTCTGGCTAGAGTTTTTGAAGGAGCTTCTGGGAATCTTTCTAGGTAATCTAATACTATCTGAGTATCTTTACTTATCTGACTGTTATTTCCAGGAATTCTTTCCATATCTATTAATAATATACAAAAAAATCAGCTTATGTTTACTACTAAATTAGTTAAACGCGGAGGTAAGTTAGTTTATCCTGATGATAAATCCAAATTAAATTTTCAGATCTTTATTGATAAACTTGCTGATGGACAGCAGGTTGAGGTCTTTATGGGCTTAACTTCTGATAATGCCTCATTAGCACAGATAGCTAAAGTGCATGCATGTATACGTACACTAGCACAGGAATCTGGCTATACTTTTGATGAAATGAAAAGGATTATTAAGACCCATGCTGGTCTTTGTTATGATGCAGGAGATGCAGAGATTTGTAAATCTTTTGCTGACTGTAGTAAAATGGAATTGGCTCTAGCTATAGAGTCCTGTGTAGAAATAGGAAGAGACTTTAATCTTAATCTTGGGTAGGATTATCAATTTCAACTTCTTGATATTGATTTGTGATTGCTGCTTGTCTTTCAATTTCTGCAAGCATTAATGTTGTAGTATAGAAAGCTTGTTCCCAATGAGTCATGTCATTAAATGTTTTTGACATGAGTTGTTTAAGAACATCTTCTCTCTCTTCTTCTTTTACATCCATTACACGAAATAAGTAAAATAAAGTATTCTTAACCATAAAATAGAAGCTTTTATTTACTTCTATATTAACAAGGGCATCGTCCTTTAATTCTTTTACTGTAGCCATTATATTATACTTTTTTAACAAATATACACTATTATGATTAATATGTTAGACGTTGATGATTATAAACAAAAAATATTTAATAAACTTGAGCCTAGTGGTTGGGGTAGAGTTCTTAAACCTTTTATATTTAGTTTAGAGTTTGAAAAGATTCTTACTGATTTATATAATCTTTCAAACAGTGGTAAAAGATTTACTCCTGTATTGAAAGATGTGTTTAGAGCCTTTGAGGAATGTCCTTATGATGAACTTAAAGTAGTTATAGTAGGACAAGATCCTTATCCCACAATTGGTGTAGCAGATGGTATTGCATTTAGTTGTAGTAAATCTGAGAAAGAACAACCTTCACTAAGATTTATTCTTGATGAAGTTGAGAAATTATACCCGGACGGGTATGAAAGACCTCTAGATTTAACAAAATGGACCCGACAGGGTATACTTATGCTAAATACAGCTCTTACAACTGAAGTAGGTAAGATTGGTAAGCATTATGAGATCTGGGCTCCATTTGTAGCTTATGTATTTGATTATCTAAAGAACTTTCATCCAGGATTAGTTTATGTCTATATGGGTAAAAAATCTCAGGAGTGGGCAGATGTATGTGGAGAAAATTGTACTAAATTTATGGTCTCACATCCCGCAAGTGCTGCTTATAATGGTAGCAAATGGGATTCTAAAGGTGTCTTTGGTGAAGTTAGAGATACTGTACAGCATTTGTATAACTATAAAATCATTTGGTAATGGAAGAAATCTTTTTTAAGATAACTAAAGCAGGTTTAACACCTAATGCATTTTATGTATTATACTGCATGCATAATAACATTGTCCCAGATAAATCAGTTAATACTTCCCTTGAAGTTTCTAAATTATTATCAGGTAATTACCTGATGGAATCCTTGGAATTGTCAGGTAATAGCCTTAAATTTATAGAAGAAATTGACGGTTACTTCAAGAAATCTAAGAAGAAAACTTCTAAGAATCTAATGGGAGATGACTTTCTAGACAATATTAAACTTTACAATGAATTGTTTCCAAAGGGTAAATTACCTAGTGGTGTACCTGCAAGAGTAAATGTTAAGGGTCTTGAGAATGCTTTTAGATGGTTCTTTGAGAATTTCAGTTATTCATGGGATACTGTGTTAAAAGCTACTGATAAGTATGTAGATGAATATTCTATGAATAGATACAACTACATGAGAAACTCTCAATACTTTGTTAGAAAACAGAATACAGATAAAACCTGGGATTCAACTCTAGCAACTTATTGTGATATGATTGAAGCAGATGATTATGAAGAACCAAACTATTTTAAAGAACACGTTGTATGATTAAAACTAAGTTATTTTTCATTGCTATTACAGGAAGTCTAATTTCCTGGTTGTTAGTTAAAACATGTCTTGTTGACATGAATCCATTACAATTTTTAACAATTGAATTTATAGTGGGTTTATCTCACTACATCTATAATGATGTAAAAAGTAAGTTAACAACTTAATCCAAATGTATGGCAGATTTATTTAACGGTGCCCGGGCTCTGAAGCCTGTGAGTGAAAGAGACGCTCTTAGAAAAGCCCTTCTTAAGATGAAGGCTAGAAGATCTGGTGAGCTAAAGTCACTTAAAAGTTCATGGCCCAAATTTAATGATGCCTTCTGTGATGGATTGGAATGGAGAACTATCACCGTTGTAGGTGCTAGGCCTGGAACAGGTAAAACTTTATTTATGGAGCAGTTAATCTCTGATATTATTGAAGAGAACCAAGACCATAAGTTTAGAGTACTTAAGTTCCAGTTTGAGATGCTTGATGAAACCAATGGTATCAGAAAGCTGAGTCTGAATACAGGTGCTGATTACAATACACTAATGTCCAAAGGTGAACCGGTAGATAAGGATCTATATCTAAGATGTGTCCAATACTATGAAGATAGCGAAAGGAATGACATCATTGATGTAATATATGATCCATGTACTGTGGATGAAATGTGTGCAACTATACATTATTATATGGAAGCTCACAAAGATGAAGCAGGTAACTACACAAATGCCTTGGTTACTATTGACCACTCAGCTTTATTTAAAGTAGGTAAAGGTCAAAAGGATAAGTTTGAAGTATTATATGCTCTTGGTGAAGCCATGACATATATGAAGAAACATTATCCTGTGGCGTTTCTTATCTTAAGTCAGCTGAATAGGAACATAGATAACCCAGACAGGTCTAAAGATGGTGACTATGGAAATTATGTATTAGATTCTGATTTATTTGGAGCAGATGCTTTATTGCAACATGCTGATGTAGTTTTGGGTATTAATAAACCCTCTATCAGAAAGATTAGACAGTATGGTCCAGAGAGATTTATAATTAGTGATGAAGACACTCTTGTGTTTCACTTCCTTAAATCTAGAAATGGTACCACTAGGATTAGCTTCTTCAAGCTTGATAGACACTCCATGAGGATTATTGAAATAGCAACTCCAGCCCAAGCAAGTAAAACAATTAAAATTTAAGTATGAGTAGAAAAGAAAAAGAAAAGGAATTCTTTGCCCATCACATGGACAAATTCCGTAAAGCTCAAGTAACTGATCCTTTCTTTACTATCAAGACTGCTTTCTTTCAGAAAGGTAAGTATGGTAGACAAGTCCAGTTATTTGAAGGTGAACTAAAGAGAGGAGAAGATATCTATATTGAGTTTATTGACATTATGAGAGATGCACTTGGTA